ATCCCAACATTGGTAGACGAAGTTCAAAGAAATATCGATACAATCAATCCCAAGCCAAGGCAGTTTTTGAATCCGAAGGTTATGAGAAACTGGAAAGTGGACCTCTCCCTTCAAAAAATGGAGAAGGAGTGGCTGCACAAAGAATCAAGAAACTCACCAAGAGAATACATGGTTTAGGTTACGAACCTGAACAAGCTAATGTTGATAACATTAAGTCATCTTTTGAGAAGAAGAAGAAGATTCTGTCAGTTCTCAGAGAGCAAATCAAGAAGATTAAAGCTCAAGTTATGGGTACAGCTCAAAACAATGCGTACCCACCAAAACCAAAGGCCAAAGTTACACCAACTGAGCCTGCTGAACCAAAAGCAAAGAAGGACAAGAAAGTCAAAAAGGAAAATTCTAAGAAGGAAGTCAAAGTGCCATTAAGCACAAAGGTCGGAATTAAACATGAGAGTGGAAAGATCGGTAGCCATAATTTTATGGTCTCTGATTTGGAAGGTCTCTGGACTATTGAGAATGAAACTCATATCAAGTCCATGGTTAAATTAGCCAATGTTTTGGTTACTGCCAGTCATGGCCCCTTCGAAGATGAAAAACCTGGCTTTACGACTAAAGTCAAACGAGTTGCACCAGACGGTGAATCAGTTTCCTACAGGGTTAAATTGATTGCTACTCATCCTGAGAAGGATATGCAAGTCTGGATGGCACCCGCAGATGGTACGTCATCTTTCAAAGCAGTTGTTCCAACTGAGGAACTAAAACTCGCTGCCCCCACCGCTCGAATTATCGGAATTTCTGCGGATGGAAAACCCAATACCTCCAGTGGTAAATGGGAGTTGAGGAGCGATGGATTTGGTTATTACCACGGCACCACTTATGATGGTTGGTCGGGTTCTGGTGTTAGAGTCAACAACAAGCAGGTCATCGGGATCCACAAGTTTGGGAATGATGAAAAAGATCAACCCAATGGGTTTACCCCATTCAGTCAAGAAGACATTGATTGGATCCACGCATGTTCGGGAAACGGGCCGCGCTTGGCGGCACCGTCCGACGTGTAGACGGCGGCTGGCTCCGGGATTTAGAGGATCAACCTCTAGAATCCTGGGCAACCCTTGAGGGGGACTTTGACGATCTTGGTTTTGTCCACCAATTTCGACCCCTCAAATACAAGACAACCCTACATGCAGGGGAAAAATGCATACACTGGTCAGATTTTGATAAACATGAAGAATACATAACCGAAGCCGACACCACACACAATTATTGTGCACCAGACATTGAAGCTGTTTATAAACAGGTCAATATGTTTGGAGTAAAAGCACCTGTGTTTGATGCCGAAACAGAGGAGTTATTCGACTTAGCCAAGAAGGTTGTTATTAAAATCCTGGACAATTCGGGAGTTTCTACCGTGCCAATATCACCACATGAAGTTAGCTATGCGCGAACCGCTAGTACCGGTTACGGGCAAAAGTTTACTACTAAAGGTCAATATGTTGACAACGGAGAACTCGATTCCACTCTAGTGGATTTCATTAATGAATGGGAATCTATGGAGTTGGTACCCTTGTGGTCGGTTAAAGGTAAGAAAGAATACTTGCCTAAGCTGAAAATCGATGAGAAGAACGTTAGAGTCTTCATCATCCCTAATGTTGACGTCTACTTTACACAAGCAATGTTTTGCCAGCAATTCAACGCCTCGATGAGTACAAAAATGGAAAATTGGTGCAGTGTTGGTACATCATTTCAGTATGGTGGCTTCAATAGATTGTTCAGACAACTAGAATCTTTTGATTGGATAATCGAAGGAGATTGTACAAAATGGGATAAGAGAGCAAAAGAGAGAATGTTGAACGCTTGTCGTGACATTCGAATCGCTTTATATAAGAAGCGAGTCTCACCACAATTCAATGCCTGGTGTAAAGCCAATGGCGTTAGTATTAGTGTGGAAGACATAATGTATATCATATACCATGATTTGGTCAATGCGCATATCGTTCTACCGGACGGTCGTGTTCTGAGAATGATTCACGGAGGAATGTTATCTGGTTTTGGAAACACTACCTATGATAACGTCATCATGCACATGATCATATTCTGTGCGATGGTTATTTACATCAAGCGAAAGAAGGATAAG